TGATCTGGTACAGCATCCCATCTTAATCTAATTTCTTTGTCAGATATAGGTTCATAGGTAAGATTTGTAATGTCAGATGGCGGTGCTGTTTTACCGACAGCAGTAAATGTCAGTGTTGCGGGCTGTCTTGATGGCTGATTTATTGCATTAAAACTAAAGACCCTTATTTCATATTCGCCAGCATCTGAATTTAATATTTCGGCATCACTTGAAAGCGTTTCTATTTTCTTAAAATCACCGTTTGCAAACCTGTATTGAACTTCATATTTACTAGCACCCGATTGAGTTTGCCAATCAAGAATTAATTTTGATACTGCCTTATTGTTAATAGTTACAATTTTTTCATCCACTCTTAATCCCTCTGGTGGGTTTAAAACTTTCGTAAGAGTATTTATAGTTCTTGTTGGTAATGCAGAACCATCTTCAACAAAAGCATATTTACCAGAATCATGTGATAAAGCTGTAATTGAAAAAGTTTTGTCATCATTTTCTTTAACACTTATAACCCTCCAAGTTGTAGGCTGTAGATTTGAAGTCTCAAGAATATATGGTGCGTGTTGATTTGGTGCTGCACTGAAAGCAGATGATACAGTTATTGTCGTGCCAGAAATTCCACTGATTGTTTTTTCTTCCAATGAACCGTCTGGCAGAATTATTGAAATTGTTGGGCTATCTCCAAGGCTTGGAATATCTGTATTGTCAGAATCATCAAGAACAACAACTGTTGTACTTGTAACGCTTTTAAGCAGGCCTCCACGCCTTACACCAGCTTTTAGTCTGTCAGATATTTCTATCACATCTCCGGGTCGAACTAAAACACCTGATGCGGCTGTGGTAGCAAAAGAACAAGTTTCGCCAGAATTTTGTTCATTATATAGAAACCAACGCCCTAATCTTCTTGCCTGATTACGGCTGGTTGTAGCAAATGCTTTTATATTTTTTACAACAACGCCATATTTTGTCTGTGTTGCAGAATCAGCTTCAACGGTTTCAACGTCAACTTCCTGAGTTGTCATATCAAAATAACTAACATTGATTACTGTATGTCTTGTTTTTAAACTTGAGCCTGCATATATAAACTGCCCCTCAACAACATTTGCATTTGTAAAAATGTATGAGGCCGATTTTGGTGAATCTTGAGATATCGCGATTCCACCCGCAGAATAAAAAGGCATAACACGCATTACAGAACAAAGTGCATTGATCAAGCCATAGGCTTCCTGTTGCTGTGTAATATTTACATTACAACTAAATCTTGGTTCAGTAGAACCGTCACCATTACCAGCATCTACTGACTCTCCGCAATATTCACTTACTGTTTTAAAACTAAACTTATCAAGATTAGATTCTGCAATCGAGCAGCCCGCTCTTGTATCTGTCAGCAAATCATAAAGTATCCATGCAGGGTCTGTAGTCCATTCTTTATCTGTTTTAAAGGTTCCGTTGAAAGTTCCTGCATATGTTATTGCACCTGTTTGCAAGTCAACAGTGGCATTATGAGGTATCTTGATCTTGCGCCCTCTGATACGGAACACCCTCTTAGGAACTCTTGGAAACTGTTCAGCATTGAATCTGAGTGCAACATGAGCAGTATTTGCATAAGCGTTCTGTTCAAAAATAATATTAGTGGCCTGTTGAAACTGAAAAGCATTAACTAAGGTTGCATCTGAACTATCTGCTGTAACCCTTTCAACTCTGATAACTACAGGAAAAGATGTTGTTGATTTTAACTTGACAATATAATCTCTGAAATAAGCGTTTGTTGATCTTCCTTTTACTGTATCATCAATAACAGTTGTTGTTGTGCCATCATTTTCGATTGTTTTTATTAGTAAATTAACCTCCACTCCATTAATATCACCATCATTTTCAAACTTTTGCATTGACGGAAATCTTAAAGTAACTCGAACAGCATTGATATCACTGGAACTTACTGTATGAGTTACAGGGTTTGAAGTTGTGACAGTTGTACCAATTACAGTTTCTGTTTCAATATTTGATATGCCATCAATAAATGTCTGACTTGAGGTTCCAAGCCTAAAATCAAAGCCTACATCTTTAAAGTTAAAATCACTGTCTTCCGGGGCGGTGTTGCTTGCAGCTTCCTGTAAAACCTGAGTGCCATTTAAGAATATATCCTTCTTGAAAGCATTGAAATAAGCAGTTGAGGTCTTATCTGTAATGCCAGCTTTTGATGCGGTTGCTGACCCTTCTATCTCCCCTTCTCCTAATAACTCAACAATGGTATTAAACTGTTTGGAAGATAATGCACCACTTGGCAAATCAGGATTGTTTAATACTGTATTTTGATCAAACTCTTGTATTGCCATCAGTTGTTACCCTCCACCTGTACAGTATCAACCCCATTAGATACCACAATAGAGCCGACCAAGATTTCTCCATATACCAAATTAACAGGAACTCCAGCATTGCTGATATTTGTCAGCCCTGTAAAAGAATAATTTGATGCCAAAGCCGAAGGGTCTAAACTACTTTGTTGACTAACTGCTGAGACAGGGTCTTGCTGTGGCGTTAACATTGAAGTGACACCATCAATAAGCATACTGGTTCCAATAGCAGTTAAAGCGCTTACTAATAATTGTTGACCAATAAATGCAGTAGTTATGCCACCAATTGCACTTGCACTGAACAATGCACCAGCGCCTAATAAAATTGGTAAAAAATTACCATGAACAACAGGAATTATTTTTATATCATCTTGTGATCTGAAGTTTAATAAATCCTCGGTTATTACTCTTGCACCAACTTGAATAGTGTAAAACTGATCGGCCATATGTTTTTCAATACCTTTAAAATTACACGCTAAAAAACTTATTGCTTCTCTAGGTGTGTTTAGATCAACTTCAAATTCTGCCTGACCTAAAAATTTTCTTAAAGTGCCGTAAACCTTTATTTTTTTAAGCATCTATTTCATCAGGTTGTATTACTGCCATTTTATCTGATTTCGGCGAAACGAGATAAAAAGTTAAATCAATTGCCTTACAACTATATTTATCTGATTCAGAAAACTCTAAAATATCTTGCGGGTGACTATGAACAATTCCAATAATTTGATCGACAGAATCCTCTACATTAGCCCAATCAAGTGGGTCTATTACAAAAGATTCAGCTTTAAATTCAAAAGATATATTTTTACAGGGATAATATTTTTCTTCATTATTTTTAATAGCAACGATTCCGCATGATTCTTCTGGTTCGCATTCTTTTGCGTGTGCTATTGCATCTTGTTTCCATTGAAATTCCATTATGTATTGATAAAACTACCTACACCCGGAAAATCATTTCTTGTCACCTGTCTTGCTGGAAGCTTTTTATTTGCCTGATCTAATTCCCCTACAAGCTCGAATTGCACAAGTTCCCTTGATTCTGTAACTTTTCTATCAATAAAAAATATTTCTTGAGGTAACTCATTTGATGATGGTGTGCCAAAAGGATTACTGCTACTTGGAAAATTGGCCGCATCAAGTTCACTTGCGAGGGTTGTGATGCGAGTCAGCTTGGCATCTGCTAAGTCATTGTGGGGGGTTGTTAAATTTACAATGATTAATAAATCAGTCATTGTAATTACTGACCCACTTCTTGTAATACCACCTAAGTTTGCAATCGTAAGCACTGGTCTTGGAATCTGACCTCTACCAGAAAACTCCGCACCTTGAAATGTAATAGGTACTCTTTGATATGAATTACCTTGCCATACAATTTCTGCATTAGAGTTCATACTTGAACCAGCATGAAATCTGAATGATGTTGGAACACTTGATGGGTTTCCTGTGGCATAATGCAAACCCTCTACAAGTTCCAGTAAAAACAGTTCTATTCTTGAACTAGGGTTCAGTTTTTGTAATTCAGAAACTGGTATTGCCATCAGGGTTCTGCAACTTGTTCAAATCTTAAATTCATAACTACTCTATTATTTAAAATTGCTGTTCTACTCCTTCTTGTGCAAATAAATTTTAAAGCTGATGAATGATGCGGTGGTGTATAGTCAAAATTTGCTTGATCATCAAATCTTGCATCTAAAAAAGTATCAATAGTTGTTGCGTCTGTAGTTGAGACATTAAAAGTTTGATTTAAAGTAATTAATCTTTTATTTGCTGGCAATCCTTGAACAAAACGTTGCTCATAACCATCACCTAATTTTATCCGCAAGCTGTCTTGTTCAACAGTTTCCTGAGTCGAATATTGTGGGGTAATACTTGGAAAAGTTGCCATTATGCTAATAATCCCCCAGCACGTTTTTGTTTTATCAGTTCAGATTGTATTGCAATTGCAATTTGATTTCCTAATTGATTTGCTTCTGCATCATTACCAGTAACATCACTAGAATTTGCATCTACATTAACAGTAATAACATTTGTAATACCACCACTACCTAAAGAAATTTTATCATTTGCTGTTATCATGCCTGAACTACTGGGTGTAAATATTTCAGGGCCTTTTTCTCCAACAAGAAAACTTTGACCCGCGCCAATTCTTCCACCGTTTGCAGCTTTACCATCAACACCGAAAGCCTTTCCAAGAAATTTGCCTACCTTGCCACCGATGCCACTTACCGCCTGTTGTAAAGCAACCTCTATTAATTTACGTTTCAAATCATTTAAGACACTTATAGCCGCTTGAGCAAGTGTTTTGGTTCCCTCTACAGCATCAGCAAGGTTGCTTACGATACCGTCTTCAACACTTTGGCCAATGTCCATAAATGTTTGTTTTAATTTTTTTGCTTGCTCTTCTTGTTTTTTCATTAATTCAACTTGTCTCTTCAATCCTTCTTCTTTTTTCAATAAATTAATAAGCTGTTGCGCATCTGATTCGCCAAATTTTTCTTTTAATTCATTTATTTTTTGCTCCATATTAAATTCTTCTTTTTTGCCTGCAAGTTTCGCTTCCATCGCAGAAATATTTTTTAAAAGTGCAGTTGTTTGATCGTTAAATGCTTTATCAAGAGCAAGTTGCGCATCCCTTTCTTTTTCTCCTTGAAGAATAATTTGTCTTTCTTTAAGTATTTCAAGTTCACGCTCTAACGCTTTTCTTCTGCCCGCTTCATTACGATTTGTTCCTAAATTGGAAAGTTCAAATTCTTTATTTGCAATAGTAAGGCTATTTAAAGCGGCTTCTGTTTGTGGTGCCGTTTCAGTAATTCCTTTTATATTATCGTCAAAGGCTTTCGCGGCATCCGCGGCTTCTTTTGCTGAATTTTTATTATCAATAAATTTTGCCGCTAAAGTTCCTAAAATAACAATTGCCGCGCCTACTCCCGTTTTTATAAGAGCTAATTTAAAAGCGGAAAGAGCAATTGTCGCTTTTGTTATACCACCCGCGGCCAAGAATGAAGAAGCCGCAACACCTTTCAAACCAGTTGAAGCCAACGCTGAATTGATGGCGGCAACCTGAAAAGATGTTGCCAAAGTTGCCAATTGTCCAATTATTACAGGCGTTATAAGCGCAACGCCTTTTGCGGCAACAGCTATCGCTGTAAATATTAAAGTAACTTGACCCGCACCAGAATTTACGAAATTAGTTATTGCTTCAGTTACTTTTGTTAATCCTCTAATAACAGGTAAAACAGCAGGGGCTAATTGATCGCCAAACGCTCTTGATAAATTTTCAGCTTCATTTCCTAAATTTTTAAATACTTGTGTAGGATCATTTTCTAACAATGCTTTTAAAGAATCCGCGCCATCAAGTTCAACTTTCTTTAATGCTCTTATAACAACAGCACTTGTTAATTTGCCCTCAGATGCAAATTTCTTTAACCCTCCAACTGTTGTTCCTAATTCAGCAGCAATTGGCGCAAGTATCGTTGGAACCTGTTCTGCAATACTTCTAAATTCATCCCCTTGTAAGCGCCCAGAACCTAAAGCCTGCGCAAGTTGCCTAAATGCAGCGGAACTTTCCATAGCTGACGCTCCTGCCAGTTTTGCCGCTGTATTAAATCCTATAAATGTTGTTCTTATATCTTCAACGCTTACGCCCAAAGGTTGCAAACGTGCAGTAATATTTGTAATTCCTTCTAGCGCTTCTGAAGCACTTAATCCAAATAATTTCTGTGCCTCTGCGGCTATCTTTTGCGATTTTGCAAAGGTTCCTGATGCTTTCGTTAATAATCCAAGTCTGACGTTTAATTTTTCAAAATTTGCCGATGTCAATATTGCCTGTCTTCCTAAAGCTGTGACACCAACACCAAGAATTGCAGTTTTAAGGCCGCCAAATGCCCTTTGAAGCCCTGTTGATTGCTGTTGAACACCTCTTAATGCTCTTGTGGCCTGCGAAGCATCAACTGTAAGTTTTACATTAGCCTGTGCCACAAATCAACAAAACCTTTTC